TTGCCCTCATACTTAAAATTAAATACATCAACTCCATAAGTGCTCTTGGCCAATCTCTATCTTTATAACCAAAATACACCCACATAACACAGGCGATTACACTTAAAAGCCAACCAATCCATTGAGTAGAAATATTAGCGCTTGATAAAATCCAAACAGAGGCTACTGCTAATGCAAACCCTAACCATCGCTCTGGTACTGCACCTTTAAAGTATCGTATGCTAAACCATCTTCTATTTCTTTTATTGTGAATTGGTGATTTGCTACCATGTTCAACCATTCTTGCACCGTCTTTCTACCTGGTTTAAAAGGTTTTTCAACCTTTTCAATTTTACGACTTGTTATCAAAGACGCAACATGTCTTTGATGAGTAAATGCTGGTGTCATATTTAGGATACCATCTATGGCCGCCAATGACATATTTGTCACCAAACACCAAGCATTTTTTAAATCATCTTTTACATCTGTTCCCCACCACTCATTACCTGGTCGTGGTTTATTTCTTACTTTAATTGGTCTATCAGTATATTTTCTAACCTCTTCTCCAACTTGTTCAATCCATTGTTGTTGTGTTATACCATTTATATGATGTGTTACCATAGGTGAAGAAGGACATAATAATACATAGTCGCCACTATCACGCCAACCTTTAAACTCTGCGTCAATACCTTGTTTCATCAATATATTCCACCTGTCTGGTGTTGCTACATGAAACCTATTTGTATGAATACCACCTTTAATTATTCTAAAATAAGTTGAGTTATAATCATTTATTTTAGGTTCTGGATATCTTGTAATCTGACTTGATAAGTAACCTGTGTCAACAAACCACCATTCTTCACCTTTTTCCATACATGCTTTTATTTCACTAGTATTTTTAGCCGCTAGTCCCCAAAAAAAATGTACATCTTTGCCTTCATCTTTCCAACCTTTTTCTATAGCAGGCCAGATTTGATGAGATAAACATTTATCCCAAGCCATTTTGTGAGTAATTATCATTCGTTAGGACCAAACACCATTTCTGATTTAATTGCAAACTTTCTTCTATAATCTAAAACATCATTAAAAAATTCTATGACATCTGGTAAACCAATGCCATGTCTTCTCATAACTTTATCTTTTACTTCTACATGAACAAATGGTTTATGTTCCTTAATATAGTTAATACCACCTCTGCATACATCTAACTCATGGCCTTCAGCGTCTATCTTAATATAATCTACTTTTGGCAAATTGTTAAGGTCATCTAATCTTTTTACCTCTATTTCAGTATCACCATTTTCTGATATATAAGTATTACCAGTTTCGTTTTCATTCCAAACAACCTTTAATGTACCCTCTTTATTAGATAAGCCATAAGGCAATAATTTGTAATTATCTGCCCTTACATTATGATGAATACAATCTCTTACTGCGTTAATAGGTTCAAAAGCATACACTCTTTTAAATTCTTTACACATGTCTTTTAACCAAAAACCAACATGAGCGCCAATGTCTAAAGCATTACCTAATTCGCCTTTTTGTTCTTTGACAAAATCTAGTATGGCTTTTCTATGTACTTCTTGATAACCCTCGTCTGTTATGTATTGTTCAAAGTGTGTATCATTCGCCGGTAAATACCAGCCCTTTATTAGCTTCATACTTATTTTCTCCTTGTAATTCGTTTATGTAATGCCATGCTTTACCATTTTGTATCTCTTCAATATTAAATTGACAATTTGCAAGATATAATAGGTGATTTTTAATTTTGTCTTCATCAGGATAAACTGGATTTTCTATATCACTTATTTTTTTATTACTTAAAAAATCACTTGCACTAGGACCTAAAACAATTGATGGCACACCTGCCATAACAGAGTGTAGACCTGCCACACTAGCAAATGTTATTGTACAAAATATCTTATCTCTAATTAATTGGTCGTCTAAAGTATTTGTTGACATTCTTTCAGTTCTACCTGGTTTAGACCTGAATATAACTTTTCTATCTGTATATTTTTTAAGTTCTTCTATGACACCTTTAGTCCATTCTTTTGAATCAATACTATAATGTTCAAAAACTTTTAATGATGGTTCTATAATTAATATATTTTCACCATCTGAATATCTTTCTTTCCAAGGTTTTGTTTTCCATACTCTATTTTTAGCTGCGATACCCCATAGTATCATTCCAGGTCTAAATTTATCATAATCTACGGTAAATATTTTTCTAAATTTATCCATACAATATCTATCGTTATGTAATAAATCTACACCATAATGACCTAATGTTTGATAATTATTTTTAGTTATTCTATGCCATTCTTTGTGCTTTGAACCATCAAACCCATTAAAATAACCTGTGTCAATATAATAAAAATCTTTTGAGTAATCAATCTTACCTTTTGATTGAGCCATGCCACGCCAAACCTGTAAGTTAGGCATATCACTAGACTTTCTTAAAGCCAATACATATTCGTCATCTGTTGGACCATATTGACCAAATTTAGATTTCATCTTTTATATGTCTCCAAAAATCACCACTTCTTAAATCTAATAAGTTCCAATGACTATGTGAATACCTTTTAAAGAAGTTATCTCTGTTAATTTGTTTTGGTTTTTCTATATCACTTAACTCACCAGACCTATCTTCATAAAAGAAACATGTTGGTGATGTAACAAATAAATGTCTGCCTTCTATGATTGCTGGCGCAGCCGCTGATGAGGCAAAAGTAACCACAGCATAACTATCTCTAATTGATTGTATTAAGTCTGGATATTCACGACCTGGATTATGTATGGATATTCTACCTGTGTTAAAGTTTGAATCATTACTTGACCATTCTGTAAGTTTTTTTGCATTTTCAGATTTATCATTTATATTTGCTTTATGAAATCTTACAATAAAATTTCTTTTAGTGTGATTACTTAATTCTAAAATAGTTTCTCTTGCCCATTCATGTGCTGGTTTACCACCTCCACCATAACCCTCTGCACCTCTATTACAAACAAGTAAAATAGGACCGTTAGTATTTTCATAATCTTTGATAGTAATATTTTTATTTTTCTTTATACTATTCCACCTATCTTGCCAATTATCTTTATAAAAATGTTTTGCTCTAGGGTGATGTACATGACCATATGGTATTCTAACATATCTTAAACCTTGTTCAGTTTCTTTTAATTTTGCTGGCATTGTTCTCCAAGCAGCTTTACTACCACCTGTATATTGACCTTGATAAGATATTAATACATCTGAATCCATAAAAAATATTTTACCATCTTGTAAATGTTTTTCTTGTAAAGCTCTTCTTAACAAAGACATCTTATTTGTTTTTCTAAAATATTCGCCTTGAAAACTAAAACAAAATGAATACTCATAGTCTGCAACAGGTTCATGCTCTTCTATTAATGTTGCTGAATGGTCAGGATTAAAGGTATTGATACCCTCTGCAAATGCTTTTACCCATATTTGCTTATGATAGTCAACACCACCTGTTGTAGTATTTAAATAAACGCCTAATTTCATACTATTTTACCAAAATCTGAATAGATGTTAAAAGACACAGCAATTCTTTCTTCATTAGATAAATTTTCTTTAACACCATGTTGAATAGAACCATCAAATAAAACTAACATACTATTTTTTGGTTGAAAAGATTGATTTAGTTGTGGAAAAAACAAATCACCTGAATTATCTGGTGATTTAATATAATATACACCTGAAAATAAAGCAGGCCAATGGTCATGCACTATAGCATGGTCACCTTTTTTATAAATCATTCCCCACATATTAGATATTTTAGGATATATTTTTCTATTGTAATATTTTAAACCAATAAATTCTGTGATACGATAAAGATACTTTTTAAATCTAATAAATCCAGGCTTGTCTTGCATATACCATTCTGTCATTTGAGCCTTAATATTAGTTTTGTGGTCTTGTTTGTCGCCCATATCTCTAATTTCTTTTTCAATATCTTCATTCATTTGTGGGTCTTCAATCATTGAAGTAAAAATACTATCTGGTTTTATTGTTTTAAAATTATGTTGATGTATTACATTCATCCTATTAACATACATTCTTTATAATTAGAAAACCAATCTTGTGCATAATCGCAATCTTTATAATCAGGAAACCAAGGACCTCCCTCTGTATAGTGAACATTTTTTACATCTTCTTTATGTTCATATTCACCAACTAACCAATTCCACTCTAGTGGTAAATCGCCAATTAGTTTTTCACTTTCTAACCATTTATATTGATGTAGTTCTAAACCACTAGCCTTGTTGACATAATCTGGTGTAAGTGTCGTACACTTCTTACAATTCATTAACATAAAACTTGACCAATTTTTCTTTTCGTATTTTGTTTGTACTTGGCCTAAAAACTTCTTTTCATCTTTAGGTGTATAGTCATGTTTACAAACTTGTACTGCGTATCTATCATCTCTTAAACGCCATAGTTCAGCAATATCTTCAAACATTAACATATCACAATCCATAAACAAAGCCCAACCTTGATAGTTCATAAGGTGAGGTATCATAAATCTACTAAAAGAAAACTCTGTACTAGAGATATTATTTCTCTCTCTTACAAAATCATCTTTTAGATTGTTTAATGCTATTGGTGTTATAGATACAGGCTTTGTACTATTTTGTATAATACTATGTGATAATACATTATAGGCCACCTTTTCTTTACTATCATATCCTATAAAAACATTAATCATTATACTATGGCCTCATTTGTGTATTTGTTTAAATCTTCATCATCTGTTCTATGACCTACTGATTCTCTTTTAATATCATTATGGTCAAACTCTGCCCAATACAACTCAAATGCCACACCATCTTCCAGTCCTTCAAACTGGTGATATACACCTGGTTTAACTCTTGTAAAATCGCCTGCGTTTAAGATTGTTTCATCAATTAGGTCATAATCTTTTTGCCAAACTCTGACTAACATCTTACCAGACTCAACATAAAAACCATTCCACTTAAATTGATGTTGATGTTTAGAACATGCTACATTCTTTTTAAATTCTATTCTATGAAACTCTAACACACCATTTGCATGTATAAGTTCAGTTTGTCCCCATATTTTACCAGCTTTCATACATTCCACCTCTTTTCATCTTTTAATATTTTACCTTTCATATGACCTATATAGTCTTTGATTACACTATGCCTAGACCATACATGGCCAATATGACCATCTGGACATAACTTATGCTGTGGTTTATTTTTAAGATATTTTAATCTCACTTGGTCCCATACATAACTATCATGCCACTCTTCTAAATTAAACAACTCATCTTCATTATAATATCTTCTTAATTGTTTAATAAATTCTATTGTATCTTTGTTTTTTAAATTATAACCAACAAATCCACATTCTGAATATTGATTAGTCCTATTTAGATAACATATTGTATTGTTCTCTGGTAATACTTTATCTAATATATATTGTTCAGTTATTGGTTTTAAAAATACTGCGTCTGCGTCAACCCAAAAAACATAATCATAATCACAATCTAACATAAGGTGAGTCTTTGCATAAATTTTATATGCAAATCTACAAGCGTCCCTCTTAAAGTCTGTGCCAGGAATAATTTTACTAGGGTCTTTTTGTTCAGTTGACCATACATTTTTAGGATTATTTCTATCTAAAAACTTTTGTAATTCTGGATTTGTTTCGTGAATATTACGGTGTATAAAATTTCTAGGTGGATTTGATGGCATCCAACCTTCGTGATAAACATATGTATCAAATGGCCAGTTAAAACTGGTATAGAACATATGACCGTAATAATGGTATAACTTTTCGTTAAGACTTGTTACCAATGCTATTTTCATAACCAACCTTTGCTACATAATAACTATCAACAATATCTGATACAGGATTACCTACTTTATCTGTATCAAATATTTTTTTCAAGTCAATTTTTGTTTCTTTTAAAAATGCCTCATACATCATATCTTTGTCTGCATTGCCTTTACCTGTGGCACCTTTCTTAACGACACTCGGTACCACCGTTTTGTAAGAAAAACTTTGGTCTTCCAATCTATATTTGAGAATACCACAATTTTCAGCGATTTGAAAAAGACCT